TCAATCAGGACTGGTTAACTCATCCTGATTACGGGTACCTAAACTCGAAAGGCATCGAAGCATGGTAAATATCATTGGTGCCGGGGGAATGGGTAATGAACTTAAGGAGTACATGAAAGACAATGGAATGGAAAATATTCACATGGTTGTTGAGGATAATTATTGTAAGGATGAAATTCCATTGAGTAAAGTGGATATAAACGGAAATTTTATAATTGCTATTGGAAATCCAACGGTAAGGATGAGAATATCTCAGAATGAATTCAGATTTGTAAAATTCATATCAAACAGGGTTTTCATAGGCAATGAATGTGTAATCGGTGATGGTTGTATTATTGCTCCTTATTCTGTACTTTCATATAATATACAATTAGGTAAACATTGTATTGTTAATATGAATTGCACAATCGGCCATAATTGCCGGATAGGTAACTTTGTAACCATATCACCGGGGGTGAATATCAGCGGGGACGTGAGGATCGGGAATAATGTTTTCATTGGTACCAATGCAGCAATTAAGGAAAAGGTAACTATTTGTGATAATGTTTATATTGGCATGGGAACTATCGTAATTAAAGACATAATAAAACCAGGCAAGTATTTCGGTAACCCTGCAAAAAAAATCGAATGAAGTTAGGAATATTTATATTGCAATATAACCAAACCCATCTAACGGCAGAAATGCTGAAAGTAATTCCTGAAGCTATTGTGATAGATAACGGGTCAAGCGATCAATTCAGTTTTAAAAATGTAATTTATAACGGGTCTAACCTGGGATTCACTTCCGGGTTTATGATAGCAGTGAAAAAGAACCTGAAAAAATATGATGCTTTCTGGTTAATGAATAACGATATAGTAATAACCCGTCAGGCTGTTGACCGTGTTTATAAATTGGCAGAAAGAACAGATTTCTTCACTCCGAGTTATAACTGCTGGGCAACGGAGGTGCAAAATAAAGGAACGGGAAAACTAAGGTCCACTGGATTTATGGAATTCTGTGCTCCGGTAATTAGCAGAAAAGTCTTTGAAAAGATCGGCCTGTGGGATGAGGATTATTCCCTGGGTTATGGGGTTGAATGGGATTTTTGCTACCGGGCCAGACAAGCGGGTTTCAAGATTCAGGTTGACGATGGTTCAGAATTCTATCACTTAGGACATCAGACATCCGCCAAACTACCGGGAGAACTTTCAAAGCATGAACAAACGGCCAATGCTGAGAAAGAACGGGTAATGATAAAAAAATATGGCCGGGATTGGTTTAAGATACTTTGCGAAGGATTGAATATGTCAACTGATGTCGGCAGGGTTACAATCTATACGACTATCTTTGGAAGTTATGCCAATCTGAAACCAGTAAAGCCTCAGAATATACCTGTGGATTGGATTTGTGTTACCGATCAGCAGGGTGACAGCCGGGGATGGACTGTTGTAAGACCTGAATTTCCACGCAAGGATTTAAACCCTCGTCTTAGAGCGAAGTATTTTAAGATGTTTCCATGGGAGGCAGGAATTCGTGGAATATCAATCTACATTGACGGCTCTATCGAAATAAAATCCGATATGTTTGCTGAACATTGCCTGAGAAACTTACGGCAGGATATTCTGCTGCATAAACATGGATTCTGCCATAACAACCAAGAGGAAATCAGGGAAAGTCGGAAGTTAAAGAAATATGACGGCGAACCTTTGGAGGCGCAGGTAAAAAGTTACTTGAGGTCTGGATTCATTGACGGCAATCATTACAGTTGCGGGGTGCTTGTCAGAAAAGACACTCCAACGGTAAGAATGCTAATGTCGCAATGGTGGGAGGAAAACATCAAGTGGAGTTTTCATGATCAGATTTCACTTCCTTACGTTTTTTGGAAAAATAATTTTGAACCCTCAGTGTTTAAACATGACATTGACTCAGAGTATATTGATATATTCTGGCATGATAACAACAAAAAAGAACCCGTAAAAGCACCTGAAAAAAAGAAACCCGTTATTGACGAAAAACTTATCAGCGTCCTGATGCCTTGCCGGATAGATGATCATGAGATACTCAGGGATGCTATCAGATCAATACAACGACAGACTTACGCCAACTGGGAACTACTGATTGTGGATGATGGTTGTGGATATGTTGTGAAAAATTATCTGAAAAACATATCGGACACGAGGATCAGGGTTTTTGAAAACGAAGGCCGGGGGCTTCCGGCAGCACTGAACACGGGGATAAAAAAAGCATCAGGATGGTTAATTGTCCGCATGGACGGCGATGATATTGCAAAGCCTGAACTACTGAAATGCCAGTCTGAGATGTTTGTAAACGGGGTTAATATCTGTGGCTGTCAGATAGAAGGGTTCGGAGGTGGTAACTTCACGACCAAACATCCTGAGCGGGTAACCCGGAAAGAGGCAAAAACATTCCAGAATTTCTGGTTTGTCAACCATCCGGGAATCGCCTATAAA